GATGCAAGCTACTGAGGATGGCTCGATGCTTACAGGCAGCGGCAACGAAAGAACAACACAGCGAAGGAATACGCATAGCACGGTCAAACCTACCGACCTAATGCGTTACCTATGCCGACTTATCACACCGCCAGGCGGCATCGTCCTAGACCCCTTCACGGGCTCAGGATCGACCGGCAAGGCGGCGATGGCAGAGGGCTTTCGGTTCATCGGCATCGAACGCGAAGCCGAATACATCGAGATCGCTAGGGCTAGGATTTCCGCTGAGGCTGAGAAGCCAAGGCAATTGAGTTTGTTTTAACCCAAAGAGGCTGGTCCACCTCGGCAAAGGTGCTTGCTATCTACCGGCAAGAATCCCGCTAAACGGACTGGTGCGCGGTACGAGCCGGGTTAATCGACCTAATCAACCGTTGGTAAGTGGCGTTGAAACTTCCGTCGCTTGCCCCAGGGTCGCTCGTTCGAGAGGGCGGGCGGCTCTTTTACGCTCCGTGTGGGGCGGTTTTAACTTGAAAGGAAATATGATGGCAGAATCGAAATTTACTCCGGGGCCGTGGGAAGTACACGGGCCGACCGAAGAGGGCAACGCGTCTCGGCGAGTGTTCGCAGGAACCACTTACCTCGGGACGGTGACGAATTCAGACATGGACCCCGAAGAAATCGCGGCTAACGCCGAACTTATGGCCGAAGCCCCAAGGATACTGGAGGTGCTAAGGCGGGTGCTGGAGCATTCGCACATTGACCAAAGCTGGTTGACGCTCGATGAAGCCGAAAAGGCTCACGCAGAGGCCTATAAGCTTCTCGAAAAGCACGGCGGCTAGACTTCCGCTAAACAGCGTATTCCCAAGGATTCAACAATGGCTAAAATGATTGCGTCGGTGTGGCAGCCAGACAAGAAACACAAACCCCCTCGGTGCATCTTTGCGCGATCTAGCGCACTGGCTGCCACGCTTTTTGCATCGAGGGGGATTTTTTGGACAGGGACGCCAACATGAGCGGCAGCGACGACGGCAGCGGAAAGCGAAAAAGCCCTGGGGCAAAATCGCCTGGGTTCTGGTTCTTTACGGGCGATTGGCTCAAGGATCCTGAGTTACGGTTTTGTTCCATTTTTGCTCGGGGTTTGTTAGTCGATTTGCTTTGCTTCATGTTCGAGTCCAAGGAGCGGGGCTATCTGATTTGGCCGGACGGATCGCCAAGGTCAAACGAAGATATCGCCGACGCGGTTTCAGGCGGGGACCGTTCCGAGAAGGTAAAAGCGATTGAGGAGCTTGAGAAAAAAGGCGTTTTATCCAGGGATCCTAGGGGGGTTTTGTATTCTCGACGGATGGCTAGGCTCGGGGAGATTTCGCAAATGCGTAGCGAAGCGGGCAGCAAACCGAAATCAAAAACGGAACAAACGGCGAACAAACCTGGAACAAACAGCGAACAAAAACCGGGGGTTACGGTTTCGGATTCTGTTTCTGTTTCTGATCCGTTAGTTAAAACCCCCTTAATCCCCCAAGGGGGAGAAGCGGCGGATCCTTCAGGGGCAGACCAAAAACCGAAAGCGACCGAACCGCCCCCAGACGAGAAGCCAAAGCGCAAGCCCAAAGAGACCGTAGGCGAATTCCTCGTACCCCCAAGGCTAGACTCTCCCGAGATCCGAGAGGCCCTTGAGGCGTTCGAGCGAATGCGCGTTGACATTGGGCATAGGATCAAGGACCGATCTAGGTTGTGCTTAGGGTGGGATAAAGCCTACCGAGACAAAACGCACTTGCTCGATTGCATCCAGTTTGCGACAGCGAATGAGTACCAGGGCATCAAGCCAAGGTACATCGAACCAGAGCGAAGCCCAGCGACGGGCAAGCCGATCAAGCGTGAATCTGATTTACCGAAAGTAGACTCCAATTGGGAACCAGCATGAAGCTACACAGCCAACACATCGAAACAGCCAAAGCGATCGAGACGCAATTGATAGCCGGGGTGCTTCTCAGGCCAAAGGATTTCCACCAAGCATCGGGGATCGTAACACAGGATGATTTTTTGTCTCAGTCGATGGCCGACCTTTGGGGCGCGTTCCATGCGATGGCAAAATCAGGCGTCGAATTTTGGCGGGAATCGGTAATGCTTTCCGAGTTAATAAAGAGCGGCGTAATGGAAAAGATCGGCGGGCCAGCGATCTTAGGGGACTTGATTACTAAGACGACCCCCGGCCATGTTTTGTACCATGCCGAGGAGCTTGCGAAATGGGCAGAGCGTAGGCGGGTTGTGGTTGCCTTGGAGCTTGCGTTGGCAGAGGCCCAGGCATTATCCTTCGAGCCGGACGACGTTATCGGGTTCGCTCAACAGAAGCTAGCTAAGGCCAAGGGGACAGGCAGCGACGACATAGAGCAAATCGGGGAAATGATGTCGGCGTACCTTGGGGCCCTTGAGGACGCAAGATCAAGCAAGGTTCAATCCTCGGTGGTTCAAACGGGGTTTCGCGAACTCGATGAAGTGTTATCCGGTGGCATCCCGCTAGGGTCTTATGCAATCCTTGCGGCGCGGCCGTCGATCGGGAAATCGGCAATGGCTATGGATATCGCGCATCACGCAGCGGGCAGCGGGCATCCAAGCTTGTTCGTTTCGCTCGAAATGTCGAACCAGCAAATCAGCCAACGGCAATTCGTTCGAGATGCGAACATGCGAATAACGGAAATGCAAACGCTAAGCTACACCGACGAAAAGGTATTCGGGATGCTAAAGGCTTGCGACGACGCAAGGAAGCTACCTTTGTACGTTTGGCAGGCCAGCGGGGCTAACGTCGCTAGGATCGAATCTAGGCTACGTGCTGAGGTTGCCAAAAGAGGCATTAAACTAGCGGTTATTGATTACCTTGGGTTGATAAGGGCACAAGAGGGCAAATCGATCTATGAGCGAGTGACGATGATAAGCAACGACCTTGCCAGGATCAGTAAACAGCTAAACATTGCGTTGCTAGTGCTTTGCCAGCTAGGACGTCAAGCCGAAGGGGAGGTTCCAGGGATCAGCAACTTACGCGACTCAGGGGCAATCGAACAAGATGCGGATATCGTAATGCTCTTGCATCGAGAGAAGCGGGACAGCGAAACGGCTAGCCTGTTGCTTGAGAAGCAAAGGAATGGCAAGATCGCACAAATTACACTTAGCTTCAACGGGAAGCGATTTTCGGATGGTTTCATGCAGGCTAAGCCATTGCACGATAATTTCAACAACGGAGCGTATTAATGAACAAGCAGCAAATGCAAGACAGAGAACAATTTAGGCGGTACGCAGAGGCGGCTTTGGCAAGCATAAGGCTTACCGCCGACCTTTCATTCACCGATTGCGCAAATCAAGCATTCTTGCAAGCATCGGCAATGATGCGAGACGAGCAAAGATTTTTTGAGGCTTATCAACTGGAGGCTCTTTCGACCATTGTTGACGATGAGCGAATCAAGCATGAAGGAAAGTGACGACGAAAAGACCCGCAAACTCCAGGACAAAGTGTACTGGTTGGAATTGCGGGTAAAACTACTACAGGAACGAAACAAGGAGCTACGGCAATGGATCACGAAATTGACAAACAAGACGCACGAAGCACGGAGGGCGGGGAAGTGAAATGCAAAGTAGGCGATTTTGTCTGGGTTAAGTGCAAGGTGATTGAGCCATGCGAGAGCCTAATGAAAGTCACGCCGAGCGGCAACGATAACTGGTTTTGGGCTGGCAGGGGGCAATGCCGACCCGTCGAGCCGTCCAACTCTTCGGAAATCCCGAATAGTTCGATTGGTCCTCTAGCGGTTGGCGATGCGGTGCGATTTGTTTTGCCGGGACATGATCGGCACGGGACGGAAGGCACGCTAAAATCGATCCACCACGGGCCGAAGAACGCTTACCTATTCGTTTCCAATTGCGGCCAATTCCATCGCTATTGCACGATCGCGGAACTGGAGCGAGCCGACCAAGCCGACCCCATCGACATCAAAGGCTCGATGCAATCGCTTGACGGGGCCGACACGATTCAAGCGGGTGATTTGCAATGGACCGACAGGGACAGCAAATACCGGCTATGCAATTTTACGATCGGGATGCGGGTCCACGATGCAATCCAGCGGGGCAAGGCTCACGGGGAAAAATGGGTGTTCTATCGAAAGTTTAAGGAGGCGGGCGAAGCAAGTGGGGTGAACGACAAGCCGGCGGCAGTCAAGCGATACCGAACGCCGACGCTAGCCGACCTAGCAAACGGGCCGATTGCGTGCGAGTTTCGAGACTCAGACGAAGAGCATTGGCGGCGCGGTTACTTGGTGCATATTCTGAATGGCGATATTCCGTTTCTTTGCGTCAATGGAGAGCAAGAAATGAGCGGTCAGTGGGACCAATGCCGAATCGAGGTGGGCGAATGAGCGACAAAGGAACGCTAAGCTTTATGGGCATGACGTTCGAGCTTCAAGAGCCGATGAAAATCGAGCCGCTAGGCCAAGACACGATCAAGTTTACATCCCTAAGGATCGCCTTCGGTGAGCCTCAAGAAATCAAAGTGACCTACGAGTGGCAACCTAACCCGATTTTCTACGTCGGGCGTAAGGTGCGAATCGAGGGCGTTTTGTGCGAGGTTTGCTCGGTCGAAAAAGACGGGGCGATTACGGTGCAAAGGATCGAGGAGGTGGGCGAATGAAGATCAGGCAAGCAAGGAAAATCTTTCGGCGTGCAATATCTGGCCGGAAGGCGAACGAGTATTTTTCACGGATCAAGAGAGCATCATACGCAAAGGCTCTTGACTGCAGGTACTCAACGGCAATGAGGGTTTTTCGCAAGCGACGAAAGGAAGCGGGCGAATGAACCCAGTAATTTGCATCAAGCTACCGTACCCCGATAAAACCCACAGCCACAACAAAGGCCATTGGGCAACCAAGACGCGGGGCGTAAAAGAGATGAGACACGCGGCTAAGCTCGTTGCTCTTGACGCAATGAATCGAGGGGCCAAGCCAATTGTCGGCAAGCACAAAATCAGCTACCTTTTTTCCGTCAAAGATAATCGGCGGCGGGACCGGGCGAACATGGTCCAGCAGTGCAAAGCTTACATTGATGGCATCGTTGAATCCGGTCTGATCGAGGGAGACCATTGGCAGGTTAGCGAACTAGGGGCCGTGGAAGTGCGAATTGACAAAGCAGGGGCGGCGGTGATTATTCAGATTGAGGCAGGCCAATGACCCAACGCAAGAACATAATCCAGCCTCCCGAAGTGTGGGCGGCTTGGTCGCAGATCGCCGAGGCGAAAGGCTGGACGATGGCACACCTGATTTTTGAGGCCGTCAACCATCGCCACAGGCTCAACCAAGAGCGACCGGGGCGAGGGCGGCCAAAGTCTAAGCCGGTGGCTAGGAAGCGAAGGAGGGGCAAGGGATGAACCCTATCACGTTTGGCAGTTTGTTTGCTGGGATCGGCGGTATCGATCTTGGTTTTGAGCGGTGTGGTATGCAGTGCAAATGGCAAGTGGAGATAAATGATTATGCGCAAAAAGTCCTCGCGAAGCATTGGCCGAAAGTCCATCGCGAAAGAGATATCCGAGAATGTTCAGCCCGAAACCTTGATTGGGTCGATGTCATCGCAGGCGGTTTCCCCTGCCAGGATATTTCCTATGCCGGACTCGGGGCAGGTCTTGACGGAGAGCGAAGCGGATTGTTCTTTGAAGCCGTTCGCCTGGTTCGAGAATTGCAACCGAGAGCAGTTGTCTTGGAGAACGTGGCAGCGTTGCTTACTAGAGGGCTGGATCGAGTTCTCGGGACGTTGGCCGAGATCGGGTATGATGCTGAATGGCATTGCATACCGGCTGCCTACGTTGGTGCCCCGCATATCAGGGACCGGGTGTTCGTCATCGGATTACAACGTATGGCTCAGCACACCAACGGCATCGATGAGTGTTCGATCCGAAAGCACGCGAAACTCAAATCGAATGCCACAGCCAGCGGAAATTGCGACTGGAAAAATCCCCTGCAAGATTCCAATGTTTCCGACTCCCGATGTTCGAGGGTTCAGCAACGAGGGAGCGATTGCCAAATTGAGCAAGGTGGCGGAGTCATGGGAGGAATTTTCCGGGATGGCACACAGGAAAAGCCAGTCGCAGAAGAGGAAGCATTGGCCGACACCCAAGGCAACCGATGGGAGCAAAGGCGGCAGGACGGAAGAGGGAGCAAGGAAAGAGCTGGCAAGGGGCAAGAATGTCGATCTAGGGGTGGCGGTGAAGATGTGGCCGACCCCGACGAGCATATCCCCTGCCAAGAACGGTTACAACGAAGCCGGAAACTCTTGCGGGTTGGTGGCGATACGCAAGAGGATTTCAGACGAGGACTCTCAGGCAACTGGGCAGCTGAACCCGATGTGGGTCGAGTGGCTCATGGGATTCCCGCTCGGGTGGACCGACTTAGAGGACTCGGAAACGCAGTAGTTCCGCAAGTTGCGGAGCTTGTGGGCAAAATGGTATTGCAGCGGCTAGGAAGCGGCAAAAGCGAAATTCAGGGCGTCGGTGATTGTCAAGCCCCTTGACTGGGGATAAGATGTTCACAAAGGAGAAAAGCATGAACATTGGCGAACTTGTCAAGAGCAAGCGATTTTGGGCGGCGGCGGCTACGATTGCCGTTGTGATTCTCAAGGATCGCGTACCGTTGTCCGAAGATCAGATCCAGCAATTGGTTTGGGTTATCGGGGCTTGGATCGTAGGCGATTCAGTCCGACCGTTGCCAAAACCCGATGAGGTGGCATCGTGAGCCGAGTTAAACTATCAGACCGATTCGCAGCACGCAGAGCGGCCAGGGAAATCTGGATTGCCAGCAAGACCGACGCCGAAGTGGCTAAGCTGGTCAAACAGGCGGTTGACGGCGATGAGGACGCGCAAAAGCTTCTCTTTGCGTCGCATCCCGAAATGCCAGTGGGCATTGATCCAGCTACGCTGTTTTTGCTCATTCAAATCGCTTTGAAGCTTTGGATTTGGTGGCAACAAAACAAGGTTGAAAGCCCATCGGAATCGGTTGATTTGGGCGAACCGTTTGAC